ATGGCTACATTTGGAAAGTTTGATTCTACCGTTGTCCCCTCTGAACTTGGAGAAGATTTTATGGTAGATACGCATGTTACTTTTACAGTCCATGGAAAGATGCAAACAGGAACAATAACTAAACAGCTTAAGAACTCTGCCGTAGTTGAGATTGATCAAACACACGAAAATGATCAACTCATGACACAAAGTAATGGAGTAGTTATTATTAACTACAAACAAATGCAAAAGATTTAACCTCAGCCATCTCATTAAATAGAGATGGCTTTTTATTTTTTGTGGTAAATCTTTAACCGATGTAGATTTATCGAAATATTATGTAAAAACTGGATTATGAACTAGTAAGGGAACTAGAAGAACGTAAAAAACGAGTTCTACAATTTTTGATGCGGATGAAGACAATTCATCTGCGTCTATTTTTTAATCGAAACATACTTCTCACCAATTGGTGGGAAGTATGTTTCTACATTCAATTTTGATTTAGGATCAGAGAAATCGATTACAATTACTGAAATGAATTACTTATTAATTCGTTCTCGATTGGCGATACTAATGCTACCTAAATAGCGATAAACGGGTAAGATATCCGTTTTTTTAGGAAACTCAAATAAATGGGTTTGATGAACTTCATTATTTGATCGTTGATTAACATTTGCCAAATAGGTTACTGTGAGTTGACTGTCATCTAACCCAAGCCCAGCCGTTTCCATGTCAACATCAATGATTGAGTCTAAATGAATGGAACGAAAAGCGGTTTTTTTCCCTGTTGCCCCTTGCTTATCAATGAAAATAATTCGATGAGTTGTGAAGACCAAAGCATCACGAATAAGCTGGTACCCCATTGTAATTGTTTCATTGTCAAAAAGATAATCTCCATACTCTTTCTGCAACTGCTCAGGAGTTTTTTCAGAATAATTACCTAACGCACCTTGTACCAAATTGCCAAATAAAGCCATCATATTTCCTCCTTGTAAGTAAAATCGTTTTAGTAAAACTGTGTTCAAATGAGTTAATCAAAAAAGTACATGAATAATCTGAAATAAATATCATTTCTATAAATGTATTATATCATAGGAAAACAAGAATAATAATAGAAATAAAGCCAACTGATTGCAATAATTAAGTATAGGTGAGGATAAGGTGTTAGTAAATATTATAGATAAATGAAATAACTAATTTGCTTTAACGAATGGTTATTGAAGAGTATAGTCAGGGGATATGTAGATAGGTAATGTGGATATGCTAAATTTTCATGTTGAATGAACACAGGATATTTTGTTGTTGAGAGAGAACTTAATTAATAGAATTTGTTTGTTTTTGACAAGAAGCATACAAATAATTTTCTGGCAAATGAATTTTACTGCTTGTTTTATTTCTACAAAAGAAAGGTGTACTTTTAAATGGGTGTCTTGTCCAGAGAGAGTGCCTCCTATATTCTGCGAAGATTTTTCAAAATACAAGCGCCCTCATTAAAGTCATAGGAAATAAAATAACCCTTCCTCGTAAGAATCTGAGATTTCTACGAATAAGGGCTGTTTGATGGGTGACTAGTTTATCTAGCTAGCTGAAAAAAACTTGAAATAAATCGTTTTTCCGGCCGAACTTATAGTGATTGATAAGGGTTCTTGAATAAGAAGGAGTGCAGTTATGAACATAGATTAAATAATCACTCAGCCTATTGAACAGCGCCGCTTTACTCATGAAAAAATAGCGCGCTACTTCTTCGAAAGTTTCAAATTTTTTAAGAGCATATTGCAGGGCTTGATCATTAGCCATCAGGATACTTGCTCCTACATTTGCTCGATACTCTTTTGGGAAATCTTCCGACAAGTAGCCGTTTTCTTCAATCATATCTGAAAAGGTATGGTTTTCTTGTTCATAAGGAATATCCCGATAGTAATGAATAATTTCATGCATGCATGTGAAGTTCTTTCGTTCGATCATTAACTCTGCATTTATAGAAATAAAAATTTCTCCTGCAATTTTTGAAGTTGAGCCAAGCATCATCTTTCTTAGATGTTTCTTAAAAGTCACTTCAATAAACTCGATATCTTCAACTTCTTCAACATATGTTTTTACATCAAAGCAGTTCACTCGCTCAATTGGTTTTGAAAGATAAGCAGCTGCTTCGTTACATAACTCGTTTGCAATATCTGAGGCTTCAAAATAAAGCCCCGAATCAACGTAGTCCAATACGATCAACCACCTTACTTATTACGTCTTTTTTTCTTATCCATTGCTTTTTGAATGAGAAAATCCATATATTCTTTTAGTTCTTCTTCTAGTTCTTCTGTATCCTCTACATTCATATTTGCAGTATTTAGACGGAAATGAGAGATAAAGCCATCTTCATCTATTGATAAGCTTTGAGATGAATCAGAAGGACTATTTGTCCTACCTAAAAGATAGTCTGTACTAACATGAAAATAGTCTGCAACTTTTTCTAGTCGATCAGATTTTGGACTTGCCGTTTTCCATTGATAAAATAAATTTTCACTAAAGCCTAACTCTACAGCAACTTGAGAAACACTTTTGCCACGTTGCTCAGAGAGCTGTTTAATTCGGTCGAATACAGACATGAGAAAATTCCTTTCTAATTAATTTATAGTTTTCTATAATTTTGGTTGACTATTTTTATAGTTTGCTATAGTATTGATTTTGTCAGAAAAAGTAAAAGCAAAGAGAAAATTTACGTATAGAGTGGATTAGTAGTTAAAATTTCTTTCTTTTGCTGTTTTTAAATATAGCTCTTTGCTTTTATTTTATAGTTTTCTATAAAAAAGTCAACTACTATCTTCTATTCACTAAAATTTTCTATAAAACTAATTGAAAAAAAGGCTAAGGGGGGAGTCGGATGAACTACAAAACGATTTATGGAGAAAAAATCGAAGGAAAAATGATTCGCATATTGGAAAATACCGTCATTGTCGAAACTATGGATGGAAACAGGTACCTTGTTCATAAGAAAAACACACCTTTGTATTATACGCATGCTTTCCAATTTGACTTAGGACGGTGTCAAAAAATCGGCAAACAACTATTACCAGAAAAAGGCGTAAAAGACATCGCGATATGGTAAATCATTCTTGTATCGTTAGCACAAAGTAATAGAAGGAGAAAGTGGATTATTTTGGGTAAGAGATTTTAGTCATTTATATATAGAGGAGGAAACCATTTTGAAAACAACCACGATGAATTATTTAAAAGATATTTTGGGTGACTACTACCGAACGGATGAATACATAAAAGAGCGTGAAAAAGAGCTGTTGTATGTATTGGAAGAAAAAATGGAGGACTGTTTTGAAGAGGAGCGCAAGTCTCAGGAACGGATGACCATTACAACAGATCGAAGACTTTGGACTTTAGAGAAAAATAAGCGAGCAGTAGAAAGGTGTTTAAATCGTTCAGATGAAACGACTCAAAAAATAATTAAGGAGATTTACTTAAATAAAAAAACAAATTTAACGTTACTTGGGATGTCACAGAAACTGTTTATAAGTAAAACACAAGCATATAATTTACGAAATTTATTTTTTGAACAGTTAGCGGATGAGTTAGGCATTTAAGGATGGAAAAAAGTTGGAATTTTTCTATAGGAAAATTGTCTAAACTAAGAGTATGAGGTCATTCAGCAAATGATAAACCAAAAATATCAATTTAGAAGGAACGAATTCTTTCACCGTATATGTAAGTGGGTTTCATCATATTGAGGAAAGAGCTCAGTGGTGTATTAAGAAGCTTTACTATACCAATAATTTAACGTAAGAAAAGAAGATAAATAACAAAAGTCCATATCTTCTTACTAGTCGAAAAGGAGTGAGTCCGATGGTTTAATTATTCAGTATTTTTTGAAGAAAGAGAAATCTAGGGATCAACTTAAGAAAACAAATAAAAGTATACAGGAGGAATTAGAAAGATGGAAGTAGTAAAAGGATTAGATATTATTTTGTTATACAGATTAAAAAGAAAAGCAGAAGAAGAGGAAGCGTGGAAAATGGCTTTCCAAACTGAACATGAAAGTTCAATGACGAGAGAAGCAGAATCTACTATTACTAAAGACGGAAATGTACAAAGTTTGAATCCAATTGAATATGAGTTAACCGCAACTTCTTTGATGGCAAAAGGTGATGCACATATTGATGAAATGAAAAAGGCATTGATTGATGGCGAAGTTATTGAAATTTGGGAAATTAATAAAGCAGAACTGGGCGTAGATGAGAACAAAGATAAGTATAAAGCAACCTACTATCAAGGATACGTTTCAGAATTTACACCGTCAGCTAACGCGGAAGATAATGTTGAGTTGAGTCTTTCATTTGTGATTAATGGAATTGGACAAGAAGGTTATGCAAGTTTAACAGATAAACAAGCAGAAGTTGTTCAGTACACGTTTACAGATACTGTAGCAAACGCTACAACAACTGAAGGCTAGTGATTGAGAGAGAAACACTCTCTCTTTATAACGAGGAGGAAATTAAGTGGAATTAACAATTAATAATAAAGACTATTTATTTACTTTTGGTGTGAAGTTTGTGCGTGAGTTAGATAAACAAAGACCGATTGAGCAAAATGGCATTCGATTTGGGCTGGCTTTGTCAGCAGCAATCATTCCTGAACTAAAATCAACGAATATTGCAACCTTAGCAGATGTTTTGTATTTAGCTAACAGAACAGAGAATCCTCGATTGAAGCAAGCTGAAATAGATAACTATCTTGATGAATGTGAAGATATTGAAGCACTGTTTGATGAGGTTCTTAAAGAATTAGGCGATAGTAATGCGGGGAAGTTAGCTATGCGACAACTAGAGAGCCGAATGAAGCAAGCCGAACAAAGATAATAAATCGTAGCTCTGCTGAGGTATATGAGGAAATTCTTTTGTCTGCCATTCGTTATTTAGATATGGTGGATTTCAGAAGCATAGAACGGATGACTTTATACGAATATGAAATTCGAATGACCGCATTCAGATTGAAATCTTTGGATCAATTAAACAAGATACATGAACAAGCGTGGGCGAATCAGCAGGTCCAAGCAACGAAAAAGATTGGAAAAAAAGAGGTTCCTTATTTTAATACGTATAAAAAATTTTTTGATTTTGAAAAATATGAAAAGCAGGTTCTAGGAATAGAAGAAAAGCAGAATCTGACATTAAAAAGTTTGCTTATAAAAGCTAATTCTAAGAAAGGAGGAAATCATGGAAAGTCATAGAATTGAAACCATACTTTCTGTAACGGACCAAAACTTCACCTATACGATGAATACAATCAATGAAACGTTAAAAACGACTGATGAACAAGCAGAAAAAACAAAAAGTTCATTTCAATCAGCAGTTGATGAAGCAAATAAAATGGGTTCATCGATTGTAAACACAGTAAAAAAACTGGATGTTTTTAACATAATAGACTCAGGTATTGGTCTGCTAAAAGATTCTTTTGGCGAAGCAATCCAGCGCTTTGATGAGTTGGATCGTGCATCTGGAACAATGGGGATTTCTGAAGGAATCGGTAGTGCAAGAGAGTCTGTTACCACAGGATTTACGGAGATTATTGCAGCAGTTGATGAAGGACTTCAGAAGGCTAATCTAGGAAGTATTGGGGATATTATTGGAAACGCAGGAGCGATTATGGGAGAAATTTTACTAAAAGCTGCTGAATTTATTCCACCGATTATCGAATTTGTTACGAATTTCATCGGAAGCCTGAGTGGTTTAGAACCAATTTTACCTGTTGTGGGTGGAATGATTCTCGCGTTTATTGGTTATCTTGCCGGTATGTCTATCATTGGCAATATAGTGGGGATGATGGGGAGTTTGACTACGGCAATATCATTTTTATTATCACCGGTAGGCTTGGTTGTATTAGCCATTGGTGCTTTGGTAGGAGCAATTGTCTATCTTTGGAATACGAATGAAGGTTTCAGAGAGGCGATTATCAGCGCATGGAATGCGATTACAGAATTTTTACAACCGATTATTGCGAATATTGCGATGTTTATTCAAAATGCATTCAACGGATTACTTACGTGGTGGCAGGAAAATCAACAATCGATAATGACTGTTGTTAATACTGTTTGGACAGTTATTTCTAATATATTTACGACTGTTGTAAAAGTGATTACAACTGTTGTTAAGGGAGCATTTGAACAAATTAAAGCAATAATCGATTTTGTTATGACATTTATTTCAGGAATCATTCATACGGTCTTATCTTTAATAAAGGGAGATTGGGATGGTGTGTTGGAAGGGGTTATGACAATTGTTGGAGCTTTTGGTGATTTTATTACTTCAACGTTTAGTAATTTTATGGAAGCTGGTAAAGAAATCATAGGGACTGTTTTAGATGGAATAAAAGATTTATTTTCTTCGTTAGGAGATATTGATTTATTGGCGGCTGGTAGAGCGGTTATTGATGGATTTGTTAATGGCTTAAAAGAAACTTGGGAAGCAGGTAAAGAATTTGTTAGTGGAATCGGCGACTGGATTCTAGATCATAAAGGGCCTATTAGTTATGATAAAAAGCTCTTGATTCCTGCAGGTAGAGCAATTATGAATGGACTAAATAAAGGATTAAATGACACTTTTTTAGATGTTCAAAATAATGTCTCTTCCATGGCTGGCATATTAACGGATAGTTTTGAGAAAGTTGCACCAGAATCAATTGATGTTAAAGCTTCGATTCGTCGCAGTTTTTCCGGAATGAATGCACAAATGGAACATGACGTAAATGTAACAAGTGGCACTAAACCTGCAGTGATTAATGTTCGTCTGGGAAAACAACAATTTTCAGCTTTTGTAAATGATATCTCTAATGAGATGGGTGCAGAGTCAGAAATTAATTTAGCTTTTTAGCAAGGAGGAAATTATGAGTGAATGGAAAAATAGAATGTATTCTTTTGTAGACACGAAAAATAGCAATTTGCTTTTTAATGAGTGGCTTCCTTCTAGTGCGATGAGTTACGACGGCCTTTTTCTCGAAAAAGAAATCGACGGGTATCAGACGCTGGCTGTAGGCGGTCGTGAAATGCTTTCTGTAGATTTTGAAACGGAATCCATGAGCGTGGGTTCTCTCATTTCTAAGCAAACATTACCATCACGAACAATTACTGTTAAATATAAATTATCAGATAATAACGCAGAACAACTACAATTTAAGTTTAAAAAATTGATGAAGCTACTTTATAGAGTTGAAGATGTAACCATTCAATTTAATGATGAACTTGATTATTTTTATAAAGGAAGATACAGCAGTGCTGAAGAAGTCGCTGGTGAATCAAATAGTGTCATTTCTAGTTTTACTATTTTTTGTCAGGACCCGCGGAAATATACGAAAGAATTTATATCAAGTGGAAAAATTCAGACGGAACTTCCATTTGAAACAGTACCAACAAAACTACAAGTTACCTTAGCGTATGATAACTCCATAGAAATTTCAAATGGACGAGAGAAGCTTTCTATTACGAATGCTCAAATTAAGTCGGGGGATTGCTTGGAATTTCGAATTAAAGAAGGAAAACTACTTGTTAATGGTTTGAATCAAACGAATATACTTGATCTTTCCAGTGATTTTAAGAATTTCACACTAAGAGAAAATGACCGGTTGAGCTGTAACAATGGAAAGATGACTATTTACTATAGAGGTGTGAGCCTATGATTGAAAAAGTTGTTTATTTTTTTAACGACAGTCAGCAGATGATAAAAATTGTAGATGAAAATCAATTAATTGAAGTGCTGCAGACGAAAGAAATTACGGCGAACAAACAAGAATTATTGAATGATCGTTTATCAGTAACTGCTAGTTTTGATAGAGAGCTAAGAGATGCAAGGTATATGGCTGTGAAAGAAGAGAATGATTTTTCAATGTACAGAATTATTGATGATACGGATCAGGGAAATCATTTATTGTTCAACGGAATAGGATTTGGACCAAACGAGTTAGACTCATATATTGTAAAAAAAGTACAGTCTAAAAAAAGAGAAATGGTTAGTGTTATACAGGAACTTCTTAAATCCACAGAAGGTGAATGGCGTTTGGGGCACGCTGATACTGGTTTATCAAAGGTTACACAGGATTTTGTTTTCGTTTCCGTTAAAGAAGCACTAAAGTATTTACAATCGTTAGACTGTGAAATTTTATTTCGATGCAATGTAACAGGCAAAGGAATTACTGATAAGTGGATAGAAGTTTATCATCAAATTGGAGATGAAAGCAATACTCGTTTTGACTATGGAGACAATGCACTAACAATAGTAAAAGAAAGAGATAGAAGTGAAGTTTATACGTCATTAATTGGACAAGGAAAGAAACAAGGGGTCGGTACAGAAACAGAACAACGAGTTGAATTTACCAATATAGAATGGAAAAAAGAGTTGGGAAATCCACTGGATAAACCGAAAGGACAAAACTGGTTGGAGTATCCTGAAATGACAGCATTACATGGCATACCAACAAAAAAAGGACGTATGAGAAAACGAGAACAAGTTTTGTTATTGGACGATTTGGAAGACCCCAAAGAACTGTTAGAAAGAACATACCTTCAGCTTATTGAGTGTTCAAGACCACTTGTTCAATTTAAGACTACAGTATTTGATGGGGATGCTATTGGAAATATTGTAACTATCCATCGATATGATAGAGACTACCATTATAAAACAAGAGTTTATCAAACCAAATTAAATAGATTAACTGGACAAATAGAAGCTAGCTTGGGTGATAACTTATCTAAGAGTTCCGTTCGCCAGAGCTCATCCATGAGGAATAGTATACAAGCCTTAGATGAAAGTAAAACGACTTTTTATGAGTCAGAGGAAATCTCAAAACAGCAGTCAGATATTATTCGAGGAGCAAATGGTGGTTCGGTACTCTTAATGTCTCCTTCAGATTTAGGAAAATCAACAAGTCGAGAACCTTTCCAAATGATTTGGATGAATGGAAGCAAGATAAGTAATTCCAATCATTTTCTAGTTGCAAATTCAGATGGAATAGGATTCATAAAAGGAGAGTTTGATTTAGATAACTTAAAGACAGCTTGGACGATAGATGGGAAATTTAATGCGGATTATATAGCAGCAGGAAAAATCAAAGCAATAGATATTGAAGGTGTAAATATAAGTGGCTCCAGTATTAAGGGAACAAAAATAAATGGATCTTCTATCAAGACAATGGATGCGAAAGATTTTCAGGTTGTTATTGAAAATGGGGGAATTGACTTTGAGAAACGATCAAAAGAACTGCATGGTGAAGGATTAGGCTCTATCTACGCAACATATGGTGGCAGCAAAATTAATGGGTTTGCGATTATTCAAAAACCTGGCTATATATTTTCAATTAATTCAGAATCAAAAAATTTCAGTAGTTCAAGACCTGTTTTCCAAGTTCCCAAAGAAAGTACATCAGAGAATATTTTATATAACGTGTATGGAAAGGGGTCGTTTTATGGTCCCGTTGAATTTAACGAACCAGTTATCTTTAAAAAAAATGTGAAATTTAATGGTCAAGTTGAAATTAATGGAAAATTATTTGTTGGTGGAAAAGAAATAATTCCTGGTCAAGGTGGTGGACCTGGAGGCGGTGGAGGTACAGGAACAGGTGGTTATCCTCCAGAAGTATCAACAAATTCCGAAAAATGGGCATGGGATTTATGGATATTCTTGGTAGCAAATGGCTATACCAAGCAAGCGGCTGCTGGAATTTTAGGAAATGTCCAAGGTGAAACTGGTTCAATGAATCCTGATACAGCCCAAATTAACGGTCCTGCTTACGGAATTGTTCAGTGGGACGGTTCAGCTTACCCACTAGTTGGTTCTCAAACTTGGGACGGTCGCGAGTATGTCCAACGGTTAATGGCTGCTGCTGGAATTACTACAGATTATAAAACAATGTCAGCGCAAAGCAGGTTGCTAGAGTGGTCAATGTATAACGGACAGTGGTTAGGGCGTGTGTCCCCCACTAGTGTTAGTGGGTTCAAGTTGATGACTGATGCGGCAGAAGCAGCAACTGTATTTGAACGGAATTATGAACGTCCAGCGGCTACTCATCCAGAACGTCGCCAGTACGCTATTGAATGGTACAACAAATTTAAAGATTTGAAGGCAAGTACGACGACTGGAGAATCAGGTTTAAAACACTTAGAAACACTTGTTGGAAAACAGATAGGAAATGGTCAGTGTTACGGTTTGTCGGCTGAATACTCTGGTTATCTAGGAGGATGTGGTTTAGGTGCTGGAACTCAGTACGCATTAAGTCATGTGATTGGAAATACATCTGCCGCTTCTGACATAGGAATTGCCTATGACTGGGGAGCGCTTGGCTGGAAGGTTGTTAAAAACCCCTCAAAAAATCAATTAGCAGTGGGAGCAATTATCAACTGGAGCCGCGGTGGTAGAGTCAGTACCTGGTATGCGGACGCAACTTATGGTCATACAGGGGTTATTCGCGGATTAAACAATGGAAAGATTCAAACCTATGAACAAAATACAGAATTAGGGATGATTTGTGGAAAGCTAGAGCGTGACTACTACAGCGCAAATGATATTTCTTCAATTGTCATTCCCCCAAAATAAAGGATGTGATGAAATGTCAAAATGGAAACTTAATTTAAGTACTACTGAACCAGCACAGTTTATTGGAATGATAAGAGTCAGACAAGAAAACAAACAGACAGAAAGCGTAGAGGTTCATATTTCTGAAAATGGAGAGCCACTTGACTTAACAGGTGGAGATGTATTTTTAGAAGTAATGATTGGTACGAAAGCCGTACAGAGTAAGGCTGTAGTGGTAGATGCAAAAAAAGGAATCATTCGCTATACCTTTGATTCCTATTCTATGCAAAAAATTGGCCGTATTGAAGGTGCACAATTTGTTTTTTATAAGGGAAAATCACTCATCGGTTCTACTCAGCCTTTTTCATATTTTGTCATTCGAGCGGTTTCTCAAACAAAAGGAGAAACGGGTTCTTATTGGCAAACTATTGAAGAGTTAATTGAGGAGATGACAGACTTTATTAACAGTAATAAAGGAGAGTTTACCCAATGGTTTGAAGAGGTAAAAAATCTGTTGTATGAAATGGATCCTGGCGGAACGATTGTGAAGGAACTAATGGAAGCTAGAAAAAGTATAACTGGGCATGGGTATTCCTCTTTGTCTGAGAGGTTGGAGGCAGACTTCACTGATTTGTATGCTATAGATTCGTCAAAAATTGATGGATTAATAACTATACAAGATGATCTTTTTAGCCAAAACCATGAAACAGTAAAACTAGCAGATGTAATGTTTACGACAGAGAAATGTGCAAGGGTAATTGCCACCATCGATGATAAAAATCAAGATACTTTCTACTTAAGTAAAGTAGGTGAAATAAATGAGTAATCAAGTGGACATTCGTAAACTTATGAAGAAAGATTCTAAAGGAGTACAAAGACAATTTATGCCAGAAACGAGTGTGAAAGCAATTTTCGATATTGAAGAGATGATTGCTGGAACTGCTCCAGTGTTGTCAGTAAATGGGAAAGTTGGAAATGTACAGATAACAAAAGAGGATTTAGGAATTAGTCAAGAACCGGAGACAATTGATATTGCTTCAGAATCAAATGACGGGATTATTACTAGTGCGCTATTTTTAAAGCTGCAGCAAATAATAAGCGATTATGACAGTGGATTATTAGGAGGTTCAGCAATCACGATTGAACCAGTAGGAGAAGAATAAATGACAGATATTGTAAGAATTAAAAAAGAGGGGATCCAAGTATATCCTCAAACGCATGCAAACGCGATTATTGGTTTAACAGCAATCAAAGGAGAAAAGGGAGATACGGGTCCTGCAGGTATTCAGGGAGCAACCGGACCTAAGGGAGAAAAAGGAGACACGGGTCTTGCAGGTATTCAGGGAGCAACTGGACCTAAGGGAGAAAAAGGAGACACAGGTCCAATAGGTCCTCAAGGAGCACAAGGACCTGCTGGAACAAATGCAACAACAACGGTAGCAACATCGACTGTGAATGGCTTGATGTCGTCAGCAGATAAGAAAAAATTAGATAACTTAACGGCTTTAAATATTATTTTTGAAAAGATAGGAGAAGTGTAAAATGGCAGATATCGTACAATTACAAGAAAATGGGGTAAAAAAATACTTGAAAACACATGTGAATGCAGTGGATGGCATTGAAGAAAAATATGTGGATAAAACAAGTAATGAAACAATTGATGGAATAAAAACATTTGTCAAAACACCATTAATAGGCACCCAAAAAGTAGCAGTAGTGGAGGATACAGGGTGGAAAACATTGCCGATTACAGGGGCAGCTTCACAGCCTGGATCTACTACTGATAATAACTATATCCCGAAATATCGGGTAAAAAATGGGATACTAATGTTGCGTGGTTCTGTAAAAATAGATGCTGGAAAAACAGGCATGTTTACTACATTGGCTTCTGTTGTAAAACCAACATGGACAAGAACCGCTTTTAAACAACCTTTAATGACTGCCGATATTAATGCTAGTGCAACTATATACGCTCATGAAAGTGGCGAACTACAGCTAGTCTCGAGAACATCAGGTAATCAGGATGTGTGGCTAACAGGTATCCAAATACCGCTTAGTTAGTAATTATTAATAAAAAGACTTATTTAGTGCAAGGCTCTATTATTTTTTAGGCTATCTAGTCTTTCAATTAGGAGGAAATAAATGACAGAAAACATAATTAAAATGAGTGCTGCCGCTCTAGGGGGGATTTTTGGGATTGTTTTTGGGGAGTGGAGTACAGTGATGCAAGTGATTTTAGGGATTATAGTTGTAGATTATCTTACGGGGATTTTGAGTGCGACAACGAATGGCGCATTGTCGAGTAAAGTTGGGTTTAAAGGGATTGCAAAAAAGATGGCTATATTGTCTGTGATTGTTGTAGCACATCTTTTAGATACCTTGTTGGGGGATAAATCGATGCTTAGAGACGCAGTTACATTTTTCTACATTGCCAACGAACTCATTTCCATTTTAGAAAATGTTGCAAAAATGAATGTAGGTATTCCATCAAACTTGCAGGATATGATAAAGAAATTGCTTTCTATGTCTGGAGAAGGCGAATCCTATACTGGAGGCCATGAGTTTATCGATTCTGACCCAACGAAAAAATCAGACGAAAAGGGGAAGGAAGATGGTTCTAAGAGGAATTGATATTTCTAGTTGGCAAGCAAACATTGATGTATCAAAAATTTCTGGTGATTTTGTTATCGTAAAGGCAACAGAAGGAGTGAATTATGTAAATCCTTATTGTGATAGTCGATATCAGTTAGCCAAAAAATCAGGCAAGTTACTTGGTGTATATCACTATGCAAAAAATGGAAATCCAGAAGCGGAAGCTACGTATTTCTTTGAAAATATTAAGGGCTATATTGGTGAGGCGATTCTTTTTCTCGATTATGAGGAAGAAGTATCTGCCAATTCACCTAGTTGGTGTCTTCGTTTTTTAACACATCTTGAAAAATTAACAAATGGTGTGAAAGGGATGCTCTATACGTATCAATCCCTGCTCAATAGCCAAAATTGGCAAAGTATAAGAGACGCTGATTATGGGCTGTGGTTTGCAGCATATGGGGCAAATCCTCCAGAAAAGGGCTACAAAAGTTTGCCAGCACCAACAGTTAATTATTGGGGAACACCAGCAATTTATCAATATAGTTCGAAAACTCGCTTAGATGGATATTCCAATGATTTAGATGCCAATATTTTTTATGGGGATAAAGAATCATGGACGGCCTATGCAAAAGGAACACGCACAACCGACAAATTTGAACAAGCGCCTCCAGAAGATGCTGGAGGAAAGGTGACAGATACCCGTGCCTTTGGTAATCAGACAATTGTTCGATTGAGAAAAACTGCGACGCATTGGTATGGCGGAGAAAAAATAGCAAACACAGAAAAAGAGAAGGCCTATATTACGGCTAGTCGTCAAGAAATCAATCAATACGGCTCCAAGTTTGTTTATACACTTTCTACAGGAAAGAAAGTACTAGCACATGATTTAGACTATCTTTGCTGTATAGGCTGGGACACGATAGGAATAAATATCTAACAAAAAATAGGATGGAGCTAGGGTATTTAATGCTTGCTCCGTTAATTATTAAGAAGGAATCAAAAAAGAGATTAGATTCAACTAACTTATAGAAATGAGGAATGAAAAAATGGCAAGTATTGACAAAATGATTCAATGGTTCAAAGATCGTGAAGGAAAAGTAACCTATTCTATGACTAATCGTTATGGACCGAACAGTTACGACTGTAGTTCGGCAGTATACTATTCATTAATTGCTGGAGGATTTTTACCTTCTGGAAGTATGGGGAACACAGAAACACTATATGGATTAGAAGGGAGTCTTTTACTTCCAATCAAGCGAGCAGAAGTGAAAAAAGGAGATATTTTTGTAGCGGGTATAAAAGGTGGCTCTGGCGGTTCAGACGGACACACAGGTGTATTTTTAAGTAATGACACAATCATTCATTGTACTTACCCTAAAAATGGAATTGCAACAACACCTGCAACTGGCTGGATGGGAGATTATTCTGGATTACCAGTGTATTATTATCGTTTGAAAGGTTCTGAAAATAATTATCCGTCAGTCACATTTGATAAAAAAGTTACGGTTGTTAAAGCTGATTGGACCCTTTGGGGAGATTTGGACTATAAGACAAAAAAAGGTGTAACTAAGTTAGGTACTGTATATGATGCAAAGAAAATCTTTACAGTAAAAACTAATAAATATTATGAACTGTATTTTGCAGGAGTTTTTGCAGGGTTTTTAAATACTGGTGGAGCTGATGAATTAAAAGCTGTTGGAGCAAATGATGTATATGTGTCAGCTATTAGTCCAAATTATAAAATTTGGGGTTCATTTTTCTTTAATAAAGAATTAGGAAATACAACAGGATATAAAGATGGATTGGTTTATAAGGCAAAATATAAATATACATTAGGAAATAATGTTTCCTACTATTCTTTATATCAAGGGGGAAACTGGAAAGGATATATTAACGCGAAGGCAGTAAAAACTTGTCCACCGGTTGCACAAAATGATGTTTATGTAACTGCAATCAGTCCAAACTATACGATTTGGGGAGATTTATACTGGTCATCTAAATTAGGAAATACAGCGAACCAAGATGGAGGTTTGGTGTACAAGGCTCGCTATAAATATACCATTGGAAATGAGCGTTCCTATTATTCATTGTATCGAGGGGATACATGGAAAGGGTATATTAATACATCAGCAATGCGTAAAATGGAACCAGTGACGATAAATAAAAAAGTAAAAATAAACGGTAGTAAAACGTATAACATTTGGAAAGATTTATATTGGTCTACATCTATTGGTAAATCAAATGAATCGAAATTCGCAGGTAAATTGTATACAGCGAAATACTCTTATTTACTGGGCAATGGTTCGACATACTATTCTTTATATAATGGCAGCACATGGGTTGGATATATTGGAAAGGGTGCTACAATTGATCAATAACTAGCCCTGACTATAAGCTTATAGAAATCAGTTAAGTGATAATCTGGGATATTTTGAGGTGCAACCTAAAAAGTGTATTTAAAAATGGCAACTTTTAGAAGTTGCTCCTCGAAATCCCAGATTAATTAAAAATTGTTTTTTTCAAAAGGTAGTATCAATATGATTTTGTAAATGACACATGTCTGTCTATTTTTTTATTTTATATCCTAGACTTTTTTTTCAGAATATGAGAAAATCCTATTGTTGTTGGGAGGTTACCCAAGCTTGGCTGAAGGGGGCAGACTCGAAATCTGTTAGGCGGGTAAAACCGTGCAAGGGTTCGAATCCCTTACCTTCCGTAAGAAATCTAAAAGTGAGGATGGGATAGAAGAAGTTGCTTCTATCTACATCCTCACTTTTTTTGTTAATTGTGTATGGTGGTAAAAAAGCAGAGTTGGTCCGTTTTTTACAGGGGACTATTTAACTTTAAATAATGGAGGAATGAATAAGCTAAATTGAAAAAATTATTTTTTGAGGTCTATCCCTTCTGAAGAGATTATGTTACGTTAGATTAGGACATTTTTAGTAGAGGGTGAAATTGTGAAAAAATTTGATATCCGTGTTTTTTTTAAAGATTATATTTACGTAACTATCGGGTCGCTCATTTTAGCGATTACGATGAATACGGTACTTTTACCAAACCATCTGGTTGCAGGTGGTGCAAGTGGAATCAGTGTTGTACTGAATCATGCCTTTGGTTGGGATGCAGCCTTAACCTTGTATGCAATCAATATTCCGCTATTATTACTTTGTTTTTTATTATTAGGGAAAACAACAGGGATTAAGACTATCTATGGTAGTTTAATTTTTCCGTTTTTTGTTGGCTTATCTGCAGGACTTCCAACAGTTACACATAATGTGACGCTTGCAGCTGTGTTTGGTGGAGTTTTTGCAGGAATAGGTATTGGTCTAGAGTTTCGAGGCAGTGCTTCAACAGGTGGGACAGCGATTATTGCTCAAGTGGTCAATAAGTATTTCCATGTTCCTTTAGGTGCTTCTGTTTGGGTGGTTGATGGCTTAGTGATTTTATCAGCCTTTATCGCATTTGATATTGATGTTGTTCTCTTTTCATTAATCTGTCTATTTGTGATTGGTCGAGTAATTGACTTAGTCCAAGCAGGGCCTGTTCGTTCGAGAAATGTATTTATCATTTCAAAAGAATACTTAGTTATGAAGGATCTTTTAACCAAGTCTTTAGACAAAGGCGTCACTATGATGCCGATAGAAAGTGGTTATCATGGAAAAGAGGGCATGATGCTAATGACCGTTGTTCATGAAAAAGATTTCTCTCAAGTAAAAGAAGCGCTGCAGGAAATTGATGAAGAAGCATTTATTATTTCGATGCCTGCTAATGAAGTTTTGGGACGAGGATTTGATTTGAAACGAGTGATGGAATCAATTGACTAA